GCTGGTGTTAAAGAAGGAGACTTAGTAACTCAACAAGAAGCAGATAAAATACTAGAAGAAGACATGAAAGAGTATGAAGGGTATATCAACGACTATGTGACTGTTGATTTAAATCAAAATCAGTTTGATTCTTTAGTATCATGGGTATTTAATTTAGGGCCAAATAACCTTAAAAGCAGTTCAATGCTTAAGGTTTTAAATAATGGAGCATACGAAGATGTGCCTGCTCAAATCAAAAGATGGAATAAAGCTGCTGGGGTGGTTTTAGAAGGTTTGATACGCAGACGTGAGGCCGAAGCTCTATTGTTTGAAAATAAAGAATGGCATGAGGTATAACGATGCCTTTGCAGAAGATAATATTTAAACCAGGCATTAATAGAGAAGGAACAGCCTACGATAACGAAGGAGGATGGTTTGACTGTAATCTTGTGCGTTTTAGAAAAGGTAGGCCAGAGAAATTTGGTGGCTGGGAGAGAGAAACATCAAATACCTATCTAGGTACTACAAGAGCATTACATGCTTGGATTTCTCTTGAAAGTACAAAGTTTTTAGGACTTGGAACGCATTTTAAATACTACATAGAGGCTGGTTCTTCTTTCAATGACATAACACCTATAAGATCTACAACTTCTGCCGGAGATGTAACATTTGCTAAAGTTGCTAATGGTGATGCAACAATTACCGTTACAGACACATCTCATGGTGCAATTCAGTTTGATTTTGTAACATTTAGCGGTGCAGCTACATTAGGTGGCAGTATTACAGCAGCTGTTTTGAATCAAGAGTATCAAATAAATACCATAGTCAATGCAAACAGTTACACAATTACAGCCAAAGATACATCAGGGACTACTGTAACTGCTAATTCATCTGATAGTAATAGTGGCGGTTCATCTGTTGTAGGAGCCTATCAAGTTCATGTTGGTTTAGATGTTTATGTTGCTGGTAGTGGTTGGAGTGCAAATAGTTGGGGCGAAGGAACCTTTGGTAGTATTTCTGCCCTTAGTGAAACAAATCAGTTAAGAATATGGACGCATGATAACTTTGGCGAAAATTTAATAATTAACCAAAGAGCTGCTGGAATATTTAAATGGACAGAAAATAATGGAGTTAACGTAAGAGCTCTTGAATTATCTGGAATATCAGGAGCAAACTTAGTACCTACGAAGGGTTTACAAGTTATTACATCAGAAAAAGATAGGCATTTAATTGTTTTAGGTGCAGATCCTATATCTGGATCTTCTAGGACTGGTGCTGTAGATCCTATGTTAATAGCATTTAGTGATCAAGAAAATGATTTAGACTTTGAGCCATTATCAACAAACACAGCAGGATCACTAAGGCTATCATCTGGTTCATCTATTATTGGTGGAGTGAAAGCAAGACAAGAAGTTTTGGTTTGGACTGATACAGCTTTATATAGTATGCAATTTATAGGGCCACCGTTTACCTTTGGTATTAATTTAATAAATGAGGGTACAGGCCTAATAGGGCCAAAGGCTGCAATTACAACTCCTAATGGTGTCTACTGGATGAGTTATAACAACTTCTATTCATATAATGGTAGTGTTGCAACCTTACCATGTTCAGTTCATAACTATGTCTTTGGAGATATAAACCTTGGGCAGTCATTTAAAATAAATGCTTTTACCATAAAAGATAAAAGTGAAGTAGGTTGGTTTTATTGCTCTAGCAGTGTGTCAGAAGTAGATAGATATGTAATGTACAACTATGTAGAGGGTATTTGGTTCTACGGAGAATTATCAAGAACTGCCTGGCTTGACTCTGGTATTGTTAATTATCCCAGAGCAACAAGCGATGGTTTGTTATATAAACAAGAATCAGGCTTTGATGATGACGGATCTCCCATGACTAATGTTTTTATAGAAAGTTCTGATTTAGATATAGGAGACGGTGAGCAATTCTCTTTCTTAAAAAGAATAATACCAGATTATAAATTTATCCAAGATGAAAATAATGGTAATGTAAATATAGTTTTAAAAACAAGAAACTACCCTGGGGATTCTCTTGCAATTAATTCAACTAATGCAGTAACTTCTTCTACTCAACAAGTTTTTGTACGGTGTAGGTCAAGACAGATAGTATTAAGATTTGAGTCAAATGACGATGCTGTAAATAATGGTAATTTATCTATTGGTTGGAGGCTAGGAGCAACACGTATTGATATAAAACCAGACGGTAGACGATGAGTAAGTTACTACAAACACAGCTACCTACAGCAAGTGACACTGTTACTCCTGATTTATTTAACAGGTTAGTTAGGATACTAGAAATAAATCTTGGCGCAGTAGATACAGATAATATTCGTCAAATAAATGAAGCAGATAAAAATACTTTGCAATTTAATGCAGGTAGTATTATATGGAATACCAGTATAGATGTTCTGCAAGTGTACACAGGAAATAGATGGCTTGATATTGAAAAGAGAGGTCTTGATACTGGTTATGAGATGCAAGCTGAATTAGGCAAAATAACTGTTACTACTGATGGCAATGTTTCTGTAAATGTAACTGACAACATAACAGGATATGGTGTTGAAAGATGGTACAGCTAGAAAAAGAATACCAACCTAAAAACCTTTTACTTACCTATCCAAGCGATTGGTACATACAAAAAGATACTTTTGAAGCAGTAAAAGAGTCTATAAAACCTATAGTAAGTTTCTACGAAGACGGCGGAACAACCCCAAGAAAAAAAACCAAGTTAGATAAAATTATTAAAGAACCAGTAAAAGATGTATACACAGTGCCTTTTTTTTCAGAAAAGTTTTGTGACATATTGCTAGACGAAATGAAACACCTAGAAGATCATTTTGGGTTTGAACCCAATCAAGAAGAGGATGATTTACGGCAAATACCAGAAATAACTTTTCAAGATAATTGTCCTCAAATCTTCCAATCTTTAATGCAAACAATATATACTATAGGAAATCCTATATTTTTAAATATTTGGAATCGCCATATAGACAGTGGTGGAATACAAATAGCTAACTATAATTTAAAGGATAAAAAACAAGGCGCCTGGCATCATGATGCAAGTGCTGATATTAGTATGGTAGTTCCTTTGAATACTGGAAAGTACAAAGGTGGTGGAACTGAGTTTTTAAAACGTGGTACAGTTCAACCATTACCTACAGGCCACGCTCTAATTTTTCCGAGTTTTACTCACATGCATAGAGGACTTGCAGTAGAATCAGGAGATAGGTACCTATTGGTATTTTGGTTAAAATGTACAGAGGAATAATTTCAGCATGAATAGAATAGACAACTCAGGCAAAGGCATAGCAGGTCTAGGAAGAAACGAAGACAGCATGCTTGCCCACGTAGCACCAGGGGAAATGGTAGTTCCTCCAGTTATCTCTCCAGCAACTCAAAGAATAATACAACAAGAAATGATGTCTGCTGGACTAGATCCAAATGAATATACTGTTGGTGAAGGAATGTCTATCAACCCAATTACAGGTATGGCTGAGTTTGGGTTCCTTAAAAAATTAGGTAAAAGTTTAAAAAAAGTAGCAAAAAAAGTAGCACCTGTTATTGGGCCTTTAGCTAACTTTATTCCAGGAGTAGGGCCATTATTAGCTGCTGCTATACAAGCTGGAACTACTAAATTAGCTGGTGGTAGTTGGAAAGATGCTTTAAAAGCTGGAGTTGTGAGTTACGGAGTAGGTAAAATAGGTCAAGGTATTAAAGGTTTAGGTAGTACAGTCGATGCTACTACTGGTGTAGCAAATGCAGCATCTAAAACTCCTGGTTTTTTTGGCAAAATTAAAGGTGGTATAGGATCCTTTTTTAATCCAGCAGAGGGAGCAAAAGGCATATTCGGAGGAGGTATTGGCCCAAGCATTAGAGGCGGTATAGGTGGGTTATTTGGCGGAATGGGCCCTTCTGAAGGCCCGATGACAGGCGGTGAACAAGAATTAATGTTTCAAGACGGGGACGGAAACACGTATTCAGCATCAAAAGTAGAAGAAATGTTAGCTGCTGGAACTCAACCTGACAATTTATTTCAAGTTCAATCCAGTGGCGTTCAATCTAGTGGCGTTCAATCTAGTGGCAGTCCATTCAATATAGGTAGAGCAATACTAGGCAAAGGTAATACACCTGGATTTATAAAAGGTATAGAAGATTCTATTAAAGGGCCTGATGGTAAAATTGGCGGAGGTGATGGTAGTTTTATGGGCGTTGGTAGTGGTGGACTTAACCCCGGGATGATGGCTATGGCTGCTTTATACGGTAAAGCTGTTAAAGAAGACTTTAAGAGAAAAGAAGGTGGCATGAAAGACGTGAGACAATCAATACGTCCAGACCTTATGCCTCAACAAACGTTTCAAGGTTTTGACTTAGGCGTGAGAAAGAATGCAGCTATGGGTGGTTTTCAAGAACTAGACATGCGTATGGGTGGCCCTTCAATAGGCCCAGGAACAGGAACAAGTGATGATATACCAGCCATGTTAAGTGATGGTGAGTTTGTTCAAACAGCAAAAGCTAACAATGGTTTAGGTGGCTTTAAAGTAACTAAAACTGAAACAGGCATAGAAATGATACCTAACGGTAAACCAAGCAGAAAAAAAGGTGCAAAAAATATGGATACATTAATGAAGATGTTTGAAAACTATAACGACATAGGTAAAGTCTAATGGGTCTTTTAAAAGATTTTAGAAAAAACATAATGGCCCCTATGGGAAGACCAAATTCTTTTATGGGAATAGGTCGTAGGTTTGGTAATCAAATGGATCAGCAGCAGCGAAGTTCAATATTGCCAAAACAACCGCAAAGTTTTGAAGAATTTCAACAAATGCAAAGAGAAGGTAGTTTATTTGGCGGACAGCTAAATCCAGCACCTATGGATCCTAGTGGGAAATTCCAAATGGGATTCGGTAATATGGTTCCAGATGCGCAGACATTAGAGCAACTGCAACAAGGCATACCAGGTATACCTCAAATAGAAAATGGAATTATACCAATCGGTAGCCCAGACCCAAGACAAATACCAAGTATCGGATTACCTCCTCAACAATTACTACCACCTGCTCAAGGATTTGTACCTCCGACTATAGGTAATCCAGACGGCAGCGGTAGAGATATGGGTATTGCACCACCTTCTTTTGGCGGCGGTAGACCTCCAATAGAATCTGGTGGACAACCATTACCCGCTATCGACCCTTTCATGCCACCTATGGATATAGCACCACCAGCAATGCAACAACCAGTAGCACCTTTGGCACCGCTACCATTAGTGCCACAAGCGCCTCAACCGATTCCATTAGTGCCACAAGCACCTCAACCGATTCCAATGTTACCGAATGAGACTTCGGTTCCATTTTTACCACCTATGGCACCACCCAAGCGTAATGATTTCATGTCTATAGCCCAAGATCCTAATGAAAGGATTAGAGAAGATAACGATCCTGGAAGATTTAGGGGTGGCATTACACCTTTAGCACCAATAGATGCTGTGGTTGGTGATGACTTTAATAGAAGGCAGCCGATTTTAAGAGCGCCGGACCAAGGAAGACCAGATAGATTCTCTGTAAATCAACTTAATCCACCTCAAAACAGAGATGGCATAAGACCCCAAACCGCAATTGAGGCATCGGCTCCTATAAACTCTACACCAGATAGATCTGCATTTTTAGCAGATATTATTGGAGACGGTTTAGTGTCTGAACCTGCGTCTATGAATATTAGCACGCCTCTTGTTGGTGGTGTACAGGGTAATGGACTTCAAGGCACACAAGTTTCTAATCCTAATAATTTGGTAAATAGTGCGTACAATAATCAACAACCTATAGGAAGGTTACTTCCGCCGGAAATGACTGAAGCAGAAAAACAACAGTTTTTTGAAGAGCAGCGACAACGAGATCAATTACAAGGCAATTTTGGTAGTGACATGAGGGGTAACAGACCAAATGATTTTGCTCGTGGCCCTAGAACTGCTGACTTCCAAGATTACAACGGCGATGGTACAGATGATAGAGATCAACAAAGACCTAACGTAGGTGAACTACCAAATCCATCTGACTTGTTTGGTGGAATACCTGGAGAACCAGAGCCTATAAACTTTGGACAACCACCAGTCAATCCAGGAACAGCTCCTGTACCTCCACCAGCTACTAACGGTATGCCACCTGTCCCTGGTGGATTAATGGATCCTGCTGATCTTGAAGTTAATCCGGGAGTAACAACAGATCCTGCAACAACTGGTGGAGTTCAAGAACGACCAAATATGGTAGATCCTGTTTTACAAAATCAGACTACAAGTGAAACAATATCAGACCCTCTACTGCGTCAATTGTATTTTGGTACAGAAGATAATCCAGGCTTTTACAATCAATTACAACAAGCCGGAGCTAACCTTATAGGTACTGATGTACCATTACAGGATACTGCTGGTTTAGACCCTCTTCAAAGTCTTGCAAGACAACAAGCTCAAGAAGGTTTAGGACAATTTCAACCGTACTTTGATCAACAACAAGGATTAGTTAATGAGGCTATAGGTCAATCAAGAAGAGCTGAAGATTTACAAGATCCTTATTTTGATACAGCGGAACAACAAATAGGTTTAGGTTTAGATGATTCTTTAGGTGGTATTGGCGAAGCAAGAAATCTTTCTAGAGGAACTACAGGAGACTTATCTAATAGACTTGGTGATATTGAATCTCAAGCTGCTGGAAATGTTGGTCAGTTTGGACAAGCATTAGGCGGTATTGGTGGAATGGCTATGGGTGCTACTGATGAATTTGGAAATCGTTTAGGCGAGTCTGAAGATTTATTAAGAGGAACTCTAGGTGGCTATGACCAGAATATGACTTCACAATTTTATAACCCTTACGAAGATGCCGTTGTTAATCAAACAATACAAGACGTAATGGATGCTGGTGATAAACAAGATATATCAGCAAGAGCGCAAGGTATTTCATCTGGTGGTGAATCTGCGTTTGGATCAAGAGCAAGGCTTGGAGCTGACGAAAGAAGAGAAGCTCTAGGAAGAGGTTTAGGTAAAGCTCTATCTGGCATTAGATCACAAGGATTCCAACAAGCTCAACAAACAGGAATGAGTGAATTTGCAAGACAGAAGGCAGCGCAAAGCGCAGCAGCATCTGGATTAGGACAGTTTGCAGGTTCTAGACTTGGAGCAAATCAACAGCTTGGCGGAACTTTGAGAGGATTAAGTTCTGATCAACTTGCCGC